ATGGGGTTTTTGTATTTTATTGTAGGTAAGATTACATCTTTCAATGGGACATAATCCATTGGGGACCTTAATCCTTTCACATACTGTTCGTTTAGATTTGCTAACTTACAGTACTGTTTTAATAGTATAGTTTCTCCAAACTTCACACTATCCATTGATAATGCATCTATACCATACTCACTTCGTATGAACAATCGTAATTCTATATCATTCTTTAATTTATTCAACAACGATTCAGTAGATTCTACATCATTTCGATTATATTTTAACATATTATCGATTTGACTGTCGTTGGTTAAGAATGAATTAAAATCACCATCGAACTCTTGCACATTTGGATAATGCATAGACATTTGCATTTCTTTTAGACCAACTCTTAACTTTGAGCTAAACATCATAGTTAAGAGATCCATAGAACGAAAATATCGAGCATACTTCCATTTGTCAAATTGTTTTGTTCCATCCTCTGCATTTACAATTGCATTTGAAAGATTATGTAGAGATTTACATACTCTATCTACAAACGTAGAATTTAACGCTCGCTGATAATAGATTATGTAATTGATTATTACATCATCGTAATGATGATTGTTATAGCCACAGAACAAAAAATCTTTAGAAAGAAAAAAATCAACCAGATCGTCTAGTTGATTTTTCCTTATACTTATTTCAAAAACTTTTAATTCTTTTGTCTCTGTATTCTTACAAGTACAACTGAACACATTAGGGAATACTTCTATGTCGTATACTACGACTATTTTGCTGTCTATTATCATGGTTCAGAGACTCTTAATAGTTAGAGCGGAAGACGGGACTCGAACCCGCCACCTATAGCTTGGAAGGCTATCGCTCTACCAGATGAGCTACTTCCGCAAATGCAGGTCCGCCTCCTGCTTACACTAACGTGCTTATGGTGTTAATTCAAATTACATTATGAAAAGAATTGTTTTAGAAATCGTTTTATGCGGCTTTTGGCACTACGATCAATTCGTGATTCATATCTACTATCTTCAAGGCGATCAGACTCGGATCTTGCTTTGATAAAGCATTGGCAGCTCGCTGCACCTTTCGTACTATAGATGAATCCTGATTGCTATAATAACCGCTTTCTTCTATAAGCGGTTTACCATCAGATCGTAATTCCATTATTTTTGTAGGGTACATGTTTGGCCCTTTATCACGTTCATAACGTGCAAATACTTCTACTCGGTTGCCGATATTTTCTACAAATTCGACAATCTTTTCTCGAGCTTCAGTATGCATTTGTACCCAAGGAAGCATGAATTGTGCTTCAAATAAGTCTTTTTGAACATCGTCCTTGGGTATAGGACGTGGGTTTTTCTTCACCCAATCCGCAAGTTTGGCGTCAATGAGTCGTTTTTTATACTCCTCATGAGTCATTTTCTTACCGATTGTGCGATTGTGGTATATACTCGCAGGGCTAGGTACTCGGAAAAAGTCTGTATGCATACCCCAACGCTTTGTGCGAGTTTCATAATTGTACAAACGTTTTCCTCCAGGCATAGTATACCAAGGAGTCTTTCGTTTAGCTCGTAGTCGTTCACTGTAATTAGCTTTACGCCATTTTACCCATTCTGCGTGAACAGTATCGTACGTTTCATACACAGCATCATTGTATCCCTCAGAAGGATTTTCTACCTTCTTTGGGATACAACAATGGTTCAACGCATTAAGTATCTTGTCTCGTTCTTTTCCAGGTTTAAATACCTTTTTATGGGCATGTTTTACCTGTACTTTAGCTGCCCGTCGCCTTGCAATTGCAGCTCGGAATGCTTTACTTTTTCCCATGGTTATGCTGCAATTTCAAGTTGTTTGCCGGAATGCTTCTTAGAACCCTTCTTCTGAACGGTCTCAGAAGCTCGAGATTTGGCTTGTAACGCGTTATTTTTCTCTACACGTTCGATTGCCTTTTGCGCCTTTTTTATGCGCTCTCGTAGCTTCTTAGAGACCGACGAAGTGTCTAATATAGCTGGCTTGCGATTGGGTTTGTTTGCTTTACGGCCGAGCAAATGTCGACCACGATTGACAAAGATCTTAGCGTTGATTGCCTTGCGTTTACGTTTTGCTGCAGCAGCTACATCTGGCTTATTATTAGTCGGTGCTTTTTCTACTGGAGCGGCGTCTCGTATCAGTATAGCTTTATAAGCTGCAAGACGGACTTTATATTGTTTGTGCTGTGTTGTTTCGAAATGACAGCTACGCATTGCTTCTTTGAGCTTTGCTAGCATATCTGCATCTACGTTATTTGCCCAGAAACGAGTTTCATCGATTACAGTTGGGTTGAGTTTCAGCTTCTTTAACTCCTCCTTAATTGCAGGATAGTTGAGCTGATGATACTGTACAAGGACAGTATATATTTTTGGAGCAGACTCGACAGAGCTACTGTTCCGTTTGTTCATCATGGCTCTTTTACGAGCTGCACGACGTATTTGACGTTGCTTGCGATGTAAATAACGAGCTGCACATTTCTTTCCATCGAATGTGTTAGTAGTTTCGACGACGTTTTCGTCAATAGGCTCTAATGAAGCCTTGGGTTTATCTATTGTTTTCATATTGATTATGTTTTTAAGTTAGTAATATGGGCATAGCCCGTTGAGTGACTAGGAGTGGATTCGGACCACATTATATGTCAAGTGACTTATAACTACCAGAGCCTAGCCTATAATATCTTATAAAGTAATATCCTCTTCAAACGAGGTATCTGAAGTTTCAATTTCAGTATTCGTATTGAACTTCTCCATTTCAGCATCATACTTATTTGCTTCAAGCTGGATGTTCTTGAGGAGAGATGCGATCTTGGCGCTTGTAAACGTTTCCTTCTTATTAGCCACTGATTTAGCCTTTTTAGCTTTTGCAGTAGGATCAAGAGTAGGAATCATCTTAAGCTGTGCAATAGCCTCCTTGGCCTCACACGCTGCAAAGATATTATAGTTGTTTGTCTTTTTAAACTCTTCGATATCGAATGCAGTCTGACCAAGATTCAGATACATGATCAAGGCTTTAACTTTGATACGCTTCTGCTGGAGCTGAGTAATACGATTATAAAGAGCTTTAAGGTCCTTGCCAGAACCAAGGCCGAGCTTAGTTTCCTTGCTCGACATGATATTCTCCTGACGAATAGTATGCCAGGACTTTGTAATTTCTGCGTCTATAGACTTACGAATATTAATGAGATCTGCGGCTTTAAACTTGATGGTTTTCTTATTCATATTGATACGATTTAGTTAAACAATAAGTAAAACCTCGAACTCATCTACCTACGCGATACATACAGATGACGAATCTATATATACCAAAACGAATTCTATGGGGGCTGAAGTAATTCCTTACTCCAGTCCCCTATTTCCTCAGAAATATAGAATCGTTTATATTATTCGTTGGCGAAACTATGTACTAAGTGTATAATAGAAACATATGGTTCATCCAATCTTTGTTGTGAATCATAACTCCTCGAAGTTTGATTCAAGTTCCGCAGAACAGTAACTTAGAGTGGACGAATACCAGTAATTCCTACTTCTACACCAAGTCGCATAGAATCCCCTCGTGAATCGACAATGGGAATGATTTTATGGTGACCGTCGATATTAA